GGATCTTTGTTTGCTATTTTCATACTTACTCCTATTCGTGTTCCCCACCAGGATCATTTGGATCCAATGGCACCTTATGTGCAATACCATTCTTGTCACGATAGATAGTATAGTTTCTACCTCTACCATGTGAATGATACCCATTCTTAAACTTAAATGCACCTGGGTTGGTTTCTGCAACTTTAAATGTAGCAACAGTAATAACAACTGCGGCAACAAAAATTACGTGTCCAATGGCACTATACATAAATGCCGTAATACTATTAATAACCATAATAGCAAATACACTTGACCACATGAATGCTAAAATCTGCATAACCATGTGTCTAACCATCAAGTCGGGAATGTTCTTCAACGGATTGTGTTCTGCATCCATAACACTATTCCAACTCTGTACTACAAACTGTCTCATGCTTTTTCTCCTTTATACTCACGAAACGACTTAAATCTTGGAAAACGTAAACTATACGTTTCCGAGTCTTGCGACTGTGTTCGAGCATCTGCTCTAATTTCAATTAACTGACCAATGAGACTATCACGTGCAGTCCAGTACTCATCACGTTGACTATCAGTGAAGCCGCTCCCACAGTTAAGGTGATAATTGTATCCATCATCTTCTCCTTCTACTATTACGGCACCTAATCTTCCTGCATTACGTCCAGTGCCTTCCTCGACGTCAACTACTTTTAGTGTAATCTCAATAAATGGTTTTGCCTTTAACCAAGCATGTGTTCGCTTACATTCGTAGGGTGCGTCAATGTCTTTGATCATTACACCTTCATAACCACCGTCTACGGCCGTCTTATTAAGCTCTACAAAGCGTTCTTGGCCTTCGGGAGTGTCTAAGTCTACATCTTCCCACTCAAGTGCTTGTACGTGCTTTAAAACGTCCTGGTTGCTTTCTACCCAATGTTTAGTAATTGCACTTCTTGTTGACTGTGGTTTGTCCCAACCACCTTGTTTGAAATCGGATAATGGAATAGTATCAAACAAATGCAATACTGCATCTTTGGCTGTACCACCACTCTTTCTATGTACCTGTTTCATTAAGTCTTGGAAGTTAGCACTCATTACCTCACCGTCTAACACAAGGTCATATGGTGCAGGCTTATCTTTGAGTACTGTTTTAATTTCTTCAATGATGTGATCAAAGTTATGAAACTGCTTACCATTACGACTAAACATTTCTACTTTGTCACCTTGTATAATTGTAATAACTCTTACGCCATCAAGTTTAACTTCAATTTGTTTCTTACCTGACATCTTCTTTTCATGATTGGCAGAGTCGTGTGCTAATGCACAAGTGAATGTAGGGATAACATATTTTGTTTCACCCTTCATGTTAAATCTTTTAGCAACTTTGTTTACTGTCTTTTCACTTACTCCACAACGTAAATCTTTAATAAGGATCCTACGATAAAAACCATTCCACTGATCTGCCGTTGCTGAACTCATTACAAGTTCGATAGCATCACGTGCCGCATGTCCTGTAAGTTCTCTTGCAATTAGTTTATCTGCAAGTTCTTTGAATACTGGCCAAGCACAACCTTGTGCTGATAGCACTTCATTCTCTGCTTTTTCTGGAACTTGTTTAACGCCAAATGTTACAAGTGGGTCAAGTGCCATTGTTACACCTTCGAAGAACTCATCAAGTCCTTCACCCATAGCACTGAATACGATAGTTTCTTTGTCTAACCTACCGTTGTGCTGTTCAAGTTTGTAAATTACGTCCTGTGGTTGTGTTCTCATGTTTTTCATATTTGCCTCTTATTGCCTAATTATGTTACTATTATACGATCTAAATACCAAAAAGTCAACCTCTTTTTAATCCAAATCCAAATAACTTAATCCTTTTCATTTTCTTTGATACGTTCAATAAGATCTAATATTTCTTCTAACAAGTTGTTGTCCTGATCTTTTTCAGTATCCAATTCAACTTCTAATTTAATTTTCATGTTTTACCTTTGTCTACCCATTCCTTAAATTCAATTTTAAACTCATCCGCTTTCTCTTGTGTTTCAAAATGATAAGAGTGCGAATATACGTATGTCCATGTGTCCATACCCCATTCCCAACGTTGCATGTTACGTCTACACCAATCTTTACATTGTATATGTAGATCACTGTGTACGTCAACAGTTACACCAGGCTTCCATCTAAGTTTGTATTCAAACAATTCTTGTGGAGTCATTTTTGATTTATCCATTATACTGCTCTTATCCATCTTATACCGATGTACAGTATCAAACTTACAATTACCATTAACGCAGGCGATTCTGTAGTAATGCCAGCAATAATTGTTCCGACTATAGATACAAAGAATGCTACTTTGTCTGTTTTATCATCTTCTGGATGCATATCAATATACTTGTCTTTCCACATAGGGTCGTCCTTAACTGTTATTATATTTAATATACAGTCAAAGTATACAGTTGTCAACCGGAATTAGTTCAATTATTGGTAAGGGTCAATATCCAAATACTTACCCCATTCGGAATAGTAATGGCGCATACCTACTTCATCATGGATAGTTCCATTTTCATGTCTACCATGTAGTATGCGTCTATTCTCTGTTCCTTCACGCATTGTAGTACCTTGCCCAGCAACTCCGATTAGATCCTCGTGGAGGTTGCGACCAAATGGTCCCCATATACTGTTATGATGTTTGATTCGTGTCAAACGTTCTTCTTTAGTATCTTTTTTTAGTCCGTATCCCCTAAACTCAATCAGTACACGGTTAGGACCTAATGGAGTTACTGAGTCACTGCGATATGCACTTCCACGTAGATTAAAATTGAATCCAGGAAACAAGTCTACCATATACCATTGGTTGGGCGGTAGGTTAGGAAAGGACAGTTCGCCTCTATCTTCGAAGCCGTCATACTCCTCATAGTTTACTGTGAAACTGCTTACGTTTACATGCCCGTTATCAAACGGTATGTTTTTACGTGCAAAGTATTCATCGTTGAATCCGCTTACACGATTAAAGTAGTGCATGAAGTCATGATAAAATTCACTGTTGGTATCATGCCATAGTTTGTAGTTTGTATCTATGATTGCTTTGTGGTAATGGAACACTTCCATTTCTTCTGTGTCAATAGCATCAGCAATGCAATCAAATGCACCTGCTGTCCATTGTTCTACACTCTGCGTAGGATTAGGATCAAGTGTTACCCATACCATACCTCCGTGCTTTACTTCGCTGTGTAGTTGTGGCTCAACTGTTACAATAGGTGCTTCGAGTGTACCAGCAGGACCGTTTATACCGTAGTTACGATATGCTCTAACACCGTTGCCTGTATTATATGCAATAACATCAACGCCTGCTATCTGTGTTGTTCGGTAGTCTAATTCGTTATACATCTCTGAGATGTGACACATAGGTACCCATACTTTACTAAAGATATGTTCTTGCTCTTGTGCAAATATTTCTGGGTTGTTATATGCTGAACTGCTGATTGATTCTACGTTTGGTTGTGCTAACCAACTCTTATGATTACGTGGTGGCATGTTTTCTCCTTATGCTATATTTAAATTATTATAGCACAGAAAAATGCCTAAGTCTAATAGGCTGTGTCTATTACTTAATAGTCTTTTGGCGCACCCGACAGGACTCGAACCTATTACCTTATGTTCCGCAAACATACGCTCTATCCAGATGAGCTACGGGTGCAGTCGAATTACATCAAAGATGATTGAATAAAGTTTGAAACTTTTTCAACTGCTTCTGATATACTCTGGCCATTTTCTGCCAACTGTGCTTTACCTTGTTCCCAACTATTCTTTTGGTACTCGATAATGCTTTCCTTCTCAGCAACTAACCAGTTTTTTATATTTTCCATAACATCTCCTTTGTTATGAATAGTATATAAGATCGCACCCGTATTGTCAAGTATTATTTTGGTTACTTGTTATCATGGTTAATCGATATATGTTTCAAAACTTTACCAGAATTTGGTCCAGTTGTAACAGTATACCCAGTCGTACCATTTCCATACACGTTTACTTCGCTACGAGTTTTCATAAGGATTTTCTCCTTGCGTTCTCTCATTTTTTGCTCACGGTATGATTTAAGTAGGTAATCGTATCTGTTCATTACACTCTCCTTTTTACAGTTAAGTGCGTTCCTTCGGCTTTGCGCCTACTTCCGGCCTTTTTTCGGCTGAACGTTGTATATCTATTTAGTCTTAGTCTGGTAGTCTTTTATTGCTGATTTGATTGCATCTTCGGCAAGTACACTGCAATGTATCTTAACTGGCGGTAAAGCAAGTTCTTCTACAATATCCATATTCTTAACTGCTGATGCTTGATCTAATGTCATTCCTTTTACCATTTCAGTTACTAAACTTGAACTTGCTATTGCACTACCGCAACCGTAAGTTTTGAATTTAGCATCTACAATAACATTATCTTCAACCTGGATTTGTAATTTCATTACATCACCACATGCAGGAGCACCTACCATACCTGTTCCTATGTTTTGCTGTTTTGGATTGAAAGAACCTACGTTGCGTGGATTTTCGTAATGGTCAAGTACTTTTTCGGAGTATGCCATAATAGTCTCTGTAGTTTAACTACATTTATTTAGTAGAGTAGTTTTAAGAAGTCAAAAAAATAGGCGACACAAAGGCCGCCTATTTAAGAAAATAACAAATGCTATTAGTTGTCTAATAGACCTTTTGCCATTGCTTTGTAACCAGCACCGATAACCGCTTTAGGAGCCTTAGTTCCCATTACGTATCTTGATACTTTCGTACCTCTGCTGTTTTTTCTTGTGTTCAAGAACACTGGGTGTCCAGCAAATCTTAAAGATTGTACAACCGCTTGTGGATTGCCAGCCTTATATCTGTTCTTGATGTCTGCACTTGTAAGTGCTTTACCGTCTTGGAGTGCAGTAAGTACTCTTTCTTGAATTGTAGTTTTAGTCATTATAACTTCTCCTATATATAATTAAAGTTTACTCAAGTTGCGGTAAAGATACTATCTCTACCAACTATTACATTATACACTAATTTGTCAACAAAGTCAAACACTAATGTAACCAAAAGTTGTATAGGTCACCCAAAGAACACTGCCGAACAGTGTCTTTTGTTCTTTCTTAGTCGTTGAAAGTAATTTTGTCATTGCTTACGACCTTAGTTGTAAATGTAATCATATTCACAGCATGATCCAATTTATTTGGTGTAATGTGTCTTGCCAAATGTGCAGGAGTTATAATTAATCGACCTTTGTCGATAATAAACTTCTCGCTTGGTGCTGTGTATAGACTCAGTGATTTCTCTACTGGAGTCGATATTGGATTGTTAAAAGGTGCTTCAACAATCAAATCAATACTTTCCTTCTGTGCAGTTGGAAAGTAATGACCAATAAACAGACTGTTATCAAATGATTTTGAATCAACACCTTTACCAGACTCAATATTTTCATAATATGAATCTGCTACTTCGTGATACTCAACACTATACTCGTTTGTGTATGATTTGATACAGTCGTTAATTGATTTCTTTAGTAAAGGCAATGTATCTAATACATTTTCTTCTACACTGTCTTTGTTAATTAAGTCAAAAACTTTTGGCTCTTCTGCCGGGTGATACCCTGTTAAATCAAACATACCTACACAAGTAGGAAAGATGCTAAAAAATTCACTCGGGTGTAATGTGTCTGTTTGATGATGCATTATTCTACCGCCACTGCTTCTGAACTCATTGCACTCATTTCTATGTTGTCTGATTGCATGTTTGCCTGTTGTTCTTTGACCTCTTTCAAGTAAGTCAACATTTTTTCTGGAGTAGTTTCAATGTATGGATCAGCATCTGAACCTTCATTATTGATTCCAGGCTCTTGCCACCATGCTTCAACAACACCATCGTTGACAACTGTCATGTAACGCCAACTTCTATTTCCAAAACCTCTATGGTTCTTACCAATAAGCATACCCATGTAACGTGTAAAGTTTCCGCTACCATCTGGAATAACTTTTACATTATTAACTTTGAGTATTTCAGCCCATGCATTCATTACAAATGTGTCATTAACTGAACAACAGTATACTTCGTCAATACCTAACGATTTGATAGTATTGTAGTTTTCTTCAAAACTTGGTAATTGTGTTGATGTACATGTTGGTGTAAACGCACCTGGTAAACTAAACAACACAACACGTCTACCTTTGAAGTAATCGTCTGTTGTCATTGTTGTCCACATACCTTCATCAAAACTACAACCGTCGTCTAAGACTGAGTCGCCAGTTCTAACTTGGAACGTTGTATTTGGGATTTTAAATCCTTTAATCATTTTGTCTCCTCGTAGTTAAAATGGTGCCGATTCACAGATTCGAACTGCGGACCTACTGATTACAAATCAGTTGCTCTACCAACTGAGCTAAACCGGCTGATACATTTAATTATCAGCAGTTACAGGTACAGGACCTACTTCTTGGACCCTGTCGTAACGAAAACTGCGCCAACCCTTGGCATTTATGTCCCAAACTGTTACAGTTCCTTCTTTGCCAGGCTTGTCAGTTTTTGGTTTATTCTCTTCTGGAATAATATCGTAGGACTTTGTACAATCCATTATTCTTTTGTCGCCATCCAATTTTAAAAATGTTACTTGTAGCACTTCTTTGCGAAGTTGTTCGTTTAGTACTTCAACAGTTGGAATGCCTTTCATGTCTGCAATTTCTTTTTTAATATCCACGAATAACTCCATTAAGCCAATTTTGTCCACATGACTCAGCATAGGGTTTACTATGCCCTGCCATTGATCTACTTTCAACCAATTTGCCATGCTCATACATCTTAACAATGTATTCCTTTTGTTCTACAATCTCAAAAGTTCTTGAGTGTAATGCTTGTTGATCAAACACCCCTTTTAACTTCTTAGCCATTTTACTTTTATTTCCTGTTGCCATATTATCTTCTCCCTTCCTATAATAACTCGAACCAGTACTCAGCGATACGTTTGTGTGTCTTAGGCCCAGGGTGCTGATGGTCCCGAGCATGATCCGTTTCTACTATCTTTGGATCAATGTTTGCAAATACACCTTCTGGCATAACTTGCTCGATAATATTGTTAGTTGCTCTGCTCCAACTCCATATACTTAGAGTTTTATCTATAGCAATGTCGTTAATCCAGTTTAGGTAATTGATAGTCCTATTAGTTTCTAATAGTTCGTTGTTACTTTTAAAATAATCTACGTGTTTGCTATTGTTAGGATCTAATCCTGGACCAGGTATTAAATTTGTGTGTTGCCAAAGTGGGTGATTATACTCTGGCCAACAAAACCTTCCATGGTCTGGTAATAGCATTAGTGCAAAATCAAAATCCACAACACGTTTTGCTACAGTATAGCATTTAGCAATGTTCTCTATGCTACTGCCTACCATACCAAAGTTTAGCAATGAGTAACTTGGATACATTTTATTAAGGTGTTGTACAAATGTATCTTGCTCATCTACACCTACACCAAATGTACAACTGTCGCCAAATATTGCTATACGTGTTTTTCTACTTATATCAAGATTCCAAGTGCCTCTAAAGCCGTACTCGTTAATGTTGTAAGTAGTGCCTATTGGATCTACTTCCCATTCCTTGCTATCTTTAAATGGTCCGCATGTAAACGACTGTTTAGGTTTGTACTCCGGACAAGTTAACATATACTCATGAAACTTCACAAGGTCGTGCTTGTTATTCATCAATGCTGGACTTAATTGTGATAGGTTGTCTATGCCGTCCATAGTATGCTACCAGAGTTGTTTTGTTTTACTTCTTGTACGAATTGGTCTGGACTTGGTTCGTAATACTTTTCATCATACTCTTTAGGCTTATCAACAAAGTCTGTGTGTGGGTTGCCACACAATACAAATGGACCTTTTTGAATATCTAACTTAATGCCTAATGTTTTATCCTTAGGTATATGAAATCCTAATTGACACCAATGATTAAAGTTATCACTGCCACGTCCTGGATTGTTGTTTACAAATTCTGTATCTTCACTGTATGCCTTCCAATGGAATACCATAAAGTTGTGTCCTTCTGGTCTTGGAACTTCCATGATAAATCTTAGGTCGTCTTCTTTAGGATAGTTCTTTAGATCAAGACTAAACATAAGTGTTTCATTGTCTACAGGATGATCGTCAATACGTGTAGGACGTAATCCTGGTAATGGATATAGCATACCCATCTTTAGGTTAACAGGAAACTGTTCAATGTAACGTTTTTCTTTTTCAACTTCTTCTAAGAACAATGTACTTTGATACAGGTTAATCTTATCTGGAATAGCAACGCAACCTTGTTGTCTTGCAATCAAGTCGCTATAGATACGTGTAAAGTTTCTTTCAATACCAATGTCGCCAAGTGTTTCACTAATAACTAAATCAAAGTAATTTGATGGAGCCTCGTTAACATCTGCGATTATTCTATAGTTTGTAACGTTGTTTAGTTTGCATAGTTCTTCAATGGTTCCATGTAAACTTGTTTGGTTCTCACAGAACCATACTTCTTTTGCACCCTGTAATGACGCATAGATACCAAGCAATCCTGTGCCTGCTCCAAAGTCAATTACAGTTTTACCTTCTGCATGTTTTTTAATTCTACTAAAGAAACCTTGACAACGTGCATGATCTTTAATCATACACATATGACTGGCATGATCAGCAAACTCGTGATCAAATAAAGCAAAGGTATGGTCGCAAAATTTATCCACGATTAGCGATTACCGTATCCGCAAGTCCGTAATCAACTGCTTCTTGGGCACTCATAAAGTTATCTCTATCCATGTCTGCTTCAAGTGTAGCATAATCTTTGCCTGTGTGCTTTTCATACAGTTTAGTCAATGTTTCTTTCCAATACTGTAATTCTTTGTATTGAATCTCAACATCACTTGCTTGTCCTTGTGTTCCACCTAATGGTTGGTGTATCATGTGTCTTGCATGTGGTAAGATTTTACGTTTGCCTGGCTCACCTGCCATTGCAAGGAAACTTCCCATACTTGCCGCTTGACCCATTACAATAGTATTCACTGGCGAATTGATAAACTGCATTGTGTCATAGATAGACATACCTGCGGTTACACTACCACCTGGACTATTAATATAAAAGTTAATTGGTTTCTTTGGATTTTCACTTTCCAAGAAAAGCATTTGTGATACAATTAAACTTGCAGACGTACTGTTTACATCTGTGTCTAACATTATAATACGATCTTTTAGTAGACGACTGTAAATATCATAACTACGTTCGCCACGTTGTTCTTTCTCAATTACTACTGGTACTAAATTAGGCATATCGCCCCTCCTTCGTTCTGTATACTTCTTTCGGGCCTGGTGTTGTAAACTCATAGCCAAATGCGTTACCAATGTATATACTTCTACCATTCCATTTCATATGGATTTTATTTGTAGCCATAAACACATTCATCGATTCTTTTTCTCTAAAGTTGTCTACTTCTGCTTCAACTACTTTATCGTTATCTGTACAAGTTACCATACAAGTCTTTTCGTAAACACTATTCGCCATTGCTTATCCTTTTTTTAATTGTTATATATTCTAACATATCCCATACTATAAAGTAAAGAAAAAATGTTGCCAAACTGCCAAACCACCCGCCAAAAAAGTACACGGGTATCAAGTAAAAGAAGATAACAAATTTATACAAGTATCCTCTTACCATTCTCTTAGGAACGTAATGCATAGGCCATTGTCCAATATTTTCTATTGGTGGCTTCTTTCTAAAATCTTCGTATTCCCAGTTCATAGTGTATATTCAAAATTTTGTGTTTGATGATGTATGGCTACTTGTTTAGCACCATTCTTAATATGAAAGTGTGTTGCCATAGGATTTAACGGACTTAATGTTACTACTCTTTTTATACCGTTCTTCTTTGCGAATTCTAAAACTTTTTTAATGATCTCTTTACCTGCTCCACGTTTGCGACTCCATACAGTGTATGCAATAGCAATATTCTTTTCGTCTTTCAAGTGTGCAAGTTCGCTCATTAGATCTAATTCTTTTACATTGTGCGGAACATCATTTGTAAATGCAATACAAATAATTCCTTCAATTTCATTTTCATATTTTAAACCGTAAATCTTACGACCTTTACTAATACGCCAGCCAAGTGTTAGTTCGGGTCTAACAGGATCTTCACTTACATCGATATCATCGAGCTCAACAAGTTCAGTACCTTTTACCCATCTAAAAAATTCTTCGCTTTTGTCCTTGAACAACTTCATACTTTATTCCTTTTTATAATCTTTAATACTTTTTGACGCATACGTGCATTGTCAAAGTATTCATATGCTTTATGTAAAGGTGTAGGTGGAAGTTGGTTCTTTAGTGTAATACAAGAGTTAATAGGACTATGAAAGCCTAACTGATCTAACTCATGCGAGTCAAACTCAACAAGATTAATTTTTTCATCTGTGTTGAACTTAACATACATTAAAGGATCTCCTTCATTAATGCTAATACGTGTTGCATCAGGTTTCTTTTGGAACAATGGGCGTACACCTGGACGAAACCATCTGCCAATATCATAACTGCCACACAATGGATTGACTGATTCTGTATATCCATTGTTGTGATAATACGGTGGTAAGTTTGTAGCCATTAATGGCTTGTCTGCAAAAAATATGTAACCAAAGCCAAGTTGGTGAATACCGTTCTTGCCTTGTGGGTCTCCAAAGAATATTGCTCCGAACTCTGGATCTTGTCTGTGTATTTTTAGTTGACCGTTATCGTTGTATTCAAGTTCAACTGTTACAGGAGATTTGATAACAACTGTTTTAGTCATCTCTTCTACCATACCAGGACAATGCAATAATGATGGTCCAAGCCATTCTTTGTAATCTATGTTCTTGTGTAAGAACTCCGGCTCTTGAAATCGTAGTGGACTAATGAAATGTCTTTCACCACTACCTGGAGCAATCGCTCTTGTCCAATATACATTAACGGTCATAATCGTTAAACCACATTTTATAAGGTTGCCCTTGTTTGCTGTCTTTTCTTACAAAGCCAAACTGACCAATGTTGAAACTTAATGTAACTCTTTCAACATCACTCTTGAAAGGATATACTGCATGTCGCATAGCACCTGGAAAGAAAATACAATCACCTGTTGTTGGTGTATAGTTTATTCCACTGCTCTGCCATATGTCATCAATCAATCCACCAGTGAATGTAATGTCACCTGGTACTGGTTGATTAGTATATTCTTTTGCCTTGTCTTTTTCTTCTTTAATTACTTCAGGTATATCAATATACAAACTTGCACTAATTAAACTGTTAGGGTGTGTATGCATTGGATTAAACTCACCTGCTTTAGTTACGTTAACCCAAGGATAACCTAATAGTTCTATTGCAAGATCATGTTCGTCCTCTGATGGCATTTCATCAAGATTGCTTACTTGTAGTCCACTGCGAATATAATTGTTACAGTGTTCTGCCATTATGGTGATAAACCTGTTTTGTTCTTCTGGAGTTCCTATACTTTTTAAGTCGTACTGTCCAGCAATGTTGCCACTTAGGCTTTGACCCATTGGATCGCTCTTAGCCTGTGCTTCTTTAGATAGTTTTTGTAAAAACGCTAAATCGTCATCTGTGAACTTTCCAATATAGAGGCTTGGTCCAAAAGGTTTACGTATTTCGTATCCTTTAGATTCCTCAGTCCAACCGTGACCGTTATACTTAAATTGTCTATCTATTGTTTTCGGCAATTCTTTGTTCCTTCTTACGTCTTGCAATACCACGCTTCTTTGCTTCACGTCTTTTTTCACTTGGCTTCATGTAGTGTTGTCTTTCTCTTAACTCTTCCATGATTCCGTTTTTCTTCATTTTACGTTTCATAAGCCTTAGGGCCTTTTCAACGTTGTTATTTCTTACGATTATTTCCATTTAACTCCTTTAGGTTAGTGTAGTGTTCTGCTTATATCCTCGTCCTCTGTTAAGTCTACACCAAAATACTTGTAACAGATTTCGATTATTGATTCTGGCACTGTATGTTCCTCTTTGCCTTCTGGAATAAACAGGCCTTTCAACTCCCCGTCCGGACCAAAGATTAGACCCCAATCTCCGTCCTCTAAACTATCTTCGAATATTACTAAGTCTGCAGGATCTACTTTCTTAGACATATAGTTCTCCTCTTCGATGTGTTTGTACTGCATTTACTTAACCGAATCTAACATAGTTTAATTGTGTTTCTGGTAACTTTGTAATAAAGTTTTCGCCGTGTCTTTTTACTTTAGCCTTAACTTTAATTACATCTTTTTCCTTAGGTAGTACAGCCTCAGGTTTAAACTCTTTAAAAAATGAAACAAGGTTGTTATCTATGTTGCCGTTAATAACATGACACCCAAACTTTTCAACCCACTTGATTTCATTTACTGTTAGTTCGCCTTGAATAACTTCACCTGGTAAACCAATATGTTTGCTTTCACCAAATGATTCTTTAATTACTTTCTTATAATCTTTCTTGTGCTTTTGTTCAAAGTAAACTTTTGGTAATAATGCAATAACACCAAACTCACTTCCGTGTATTTCTTTACTATTCATATGTGAAACAAGTGTTTCCATAAAGTTGCTTAATGTTCCTGCAATCTGTTGTAATGATGTGTCCCTGTTTATAAATGCAACTGCCTCTTTAGCATTGGTATAGTCTTCGGCAATTGGTTTATACTGGCCTATAATAAAATCTTCAGGCGGAGTATGAAGGTAATCACTACAATATGCAAGGATCTCTTTGTTAGCAAACAACGTAGGTGTATCTTCAGAAAATCTACGTGTGTCTTTAACTAACGATCCGTTTACTCTGTATGCTGTAAATGCCTTTGCTAATGTTTCTGTCGTATTATATTTCATGCCTGAGTGTGCCTTTCTAATTATAACAATAGTATACTATCGTTGCTTCAAAAAGTCAAGTAAAAAATTACCAATTATAGGATATGATCTGCGATATTAAGGTCAACCATTTGTTTGGCTGTGTAGTATTGGTCGGAAGGATTTTTGATAAACTTATTACGAACTTCTTGTATAGTCATACCAGTTGCATCACGTAATATTTGCATACATCTTGTTTCGCAGTTTTGGTTCTCTTTCATCTGTGCTTTGATGTCATGCATTTTGGCATCCATATTATCACTGTGTTGATGATTCATGCTACCTGCATTTTTACCAATATAACGTTGTCCTTCTTTACCACTTGCAAAGATTAAAAATCCTGCACTCATAACTGCACCAATTCCTATAGTGCTTATGTTGTGATAACTGTTCTTCATTACATCAATAAGAGCAAACATCTCATAGAGATCTCCGCCTGGGGTATTGATATACAATTGAAGTGTACGTTTTGGTTTTTTGACTAAATTTGCACTTATGATCCATTTGATAGTTTCACTGACATTTTCACTTGTGATTTCTCCAGTGAGATAGTGAATATCGTTATCAAGTAGATTACGATCTATAGCATCAGCGGCTGAAAAGAATTCGTTCTGTTTACTCATATGCTTCTTTGTACTTATCTAAGTCGTCCCATGTCCATGGCTTTTTCTGTAATCCTTCTTTATCAACCCACTGTAGAAACAGTCCTACTTCTCGTCCATGTGCTTCTATTTCCCAAGGTCGATCCCAGTATTTTGGCATTTTCTTATATTCTTTGCCGTCAAATCTTGTAGTCTTTGTGTTCTCTAATTCTACCCAACGTCCTGTTGCAAACTGTGAAATATGCACCATTTCGTGTGCTATAGATTCTAACATTCTACGCAAAGTAAACGTCTTATCAACACGTAACGTATATTCTTTGGGTCTAAAGTTATTGTCCTCGTATACAACGTCAGCAAGACTACCGCACTCTTTGTATAGATTACCCATTAGTTCTATGTCTATTTCTAACTTATCAGCAGTTTTATCTGTCATCAAATAGTAACCTGAAAATACTGCTATACTTTCTACTAATGCACGTTCTTTCTTTGTGCCACCTGTGATGTTTAAGAACATTTTGAACCCTTTATTTTACGATCGTTATATGTATTATACATTATTGTACACCACTTGTCAAGTATAATGTGAGTACTTAAATTACTTATCCATTCAATAAATAATAGTGTTGGAGCGTGAGGGCACCCAACAATACAGAATTCGCAAGTTAGGAGAAGGCGCTAACATGTTCGTCCACTTAGAAATAAGATGGGCGGTTTTTTTTGACTTAATCTTCTTCAGATCGCAATTTAATTGCTTGACGCTGTTCAAGTTGAGATCTAAACATCTCAACAACGTTGGGGTCGTTATTTGTATGCTTAATAAACAGGTTCAGTCCAGTCCAAGAATTACCTATGAATAGTAATTTTCCTGATTTATACAGACTTGACTTGCTGTCTTGAGTTACAAATGTATATTGTTTGTGGGTATACTTCAAATGAGTCCTTTCGCTTTCGCTACAAAATAAAAGATTGATCCTAACATAATAACACAGAAGCCTAATAATACAGTAATTGATACTGCTTCAACTAATGCTTTTCTCCGTTGTAATTGTTTGTAAACAGTTTGCTCTCGTTTCTTTCTTATGCTTCGACGCATCTCTTTGAGTTCGTCCATAGTGCCGTAGCCAAAACGCATATTAAGAATAATGGACAGTTCTTTTTCCTGTTCCATGATTTTCTTTTCGTGTATTAATAGATTAAGTGCTTCTTCTTCGACACTGCCGGCGGCAAACAATTTTTTGAATATTGGAGGTTTCTTTTGTTCTTGTTGTGCGTGTCTAAAATCTGACACTGCTGTATACCATTTGCCAAGTTGTCCTGCTACTTGTTCGAACTCTTGACCTGCATTAACAAACTTCTTTACTGTGCTGAACGCTGTTGTGGCGGCCATTACTGCACTAATTGGATCTATTATTTTGCCCTACACTCTCTACAGGGGCCCATTCCTGCTAACTGTATTTATGAAATATTACACCAGTATTGTTCTGCACCAGGTTGGAGAGATTCACACCCTCGTATTAATAATTCTAACATCACAGGAAGGTCTTGGGCAATACCAGTTATCATAGCAAGAAAAATAAACAGAAAAAATGCTATAATAGGACTTAATAAAATTAACCACCAATAGGTTCTAAGTATTCCGTGTCCATGTGCTTTACGATATTCACGTTTACGTGCAAACCAATGTACTATTGCTCTTGCAATACGTTTAAGTCCGCCTGTAAACCAATCGCCTATAAAGTGTCTAATGATTCTAACAACAATAAGTATGGGACTTGAAACTACTTCCCATATCAAAAGTAATGCATCGACACAAAGATCAACAACGTGATCGATAGTCCACCATTCTTTAAAACGTTGCCA